AGAAGAAGAGAAGAGCAGCGGCGGGGGCGGCGGTAGATAGGAAGAGGCTGGGGGAGGCGGAGAAGGCAAGGGCGGCGGCGGAGAAGGCAAGGGAGGCGGCGGTGAAGGAGGCGGGGGCGCTGAAGGCGGCAGATGCGGCGAGGCTGGCGGCAGAGAAGGCGGCAAAGGCGGAGGCGGCGAAATACGTTTTAGTGACAACTAATTTCCCCAATGGAAAAGCCGATGACGAAGTAAATAAAGTGATAGATGCGGATATTACAGCCACGACAGCGACGGGGACGGGAACTGGAGAATTTTATGAATTCTATATACCTGCAACTGATATTAGTGAAATCGTTTCAAGCTTTGAGGATGAGAAGGTAGAGTTGGAGGCCCTTGTGGCAGAGGCGGAGAATCTGGCAATTCCGGGAGACGAGGAGGGAATGAGGGTGGTAGAGGAGGTGAGGGAGGATGTGGAGGGTTCGATTGCGGAGGCGAAGATGGATTGTTATAATAGTTTAAAACGTGTAATATCTACAAGGATTAGAGGAGAAATTATAAAATTAATGTTTGCGTTAGAAGAAAAAGTATACGGAGGGCTCAAGGATATGGAGAATGAACTGGAGGGGGTGCTGCGTGACAGCCTGAATACCGAGGATGTCAACGCTCTGATGAACGGCACAGATACGTGGCAGAAAAAACGGCGCAGTAGAGGCGCCCCGGAAGCTCCACCTCCTCGGACGCCCCAGGAGCTGAAGGACCGACGCGACGGCCTAGGAGCTCCATCTCCTCGGACGCCCCAGGAGCTGAAGATAGCGCTGGAATGGCTGGACTCGCTCGGGCTCAGTGAGTCTTCTCGGCTGGCAGCCGGCCAGCTGAGCGAGTTGCGGCAGCTCATCGCCGATCGACCCAAACCTAAAAAATTCACTGATACCGAAAGTGCGGCGGATAAGTTTAACAGTAAGCTAAGGAAACAATGGGCTGAAAATTTTATGGATCTTTCATATAGACCCTTACAAGCAAAAGAAAGATATGAAGAACTCCCAGGTTTATCATTAGATTTATTAGCTTTTAATTGTGGCTTCGCCGCATCATATGCGATGATAAAACAGGATTTTCCGGAAAAGGTAGTCGCGATATACCCCAAAATAATTGATGAATTAATTAGGGGATATCGGGTTTATTCTAAAACGAACGGAAAAGGAGATAAGACCGATAAGGATATCAAACTACTAAGATATCAACATACATACCGTAGACTTAAAGATATAGGGCCCGAGGTATGGGGTGAATTGTTATCACTTTCCCCAGCATTTCTTCCCAGGATTACAGATTTCGAAATTCAAGCAGTGGATCATGGTTATGGTGTTGAATCCCATACTATAAATGCATTGGACATTTATCTGGAAGAAACTGATGATATAAAAATGTATGAGAGGGGTATAATTATTCGTCCATACCCAGAAATTACATACTGTAGATTGTTATCAATGGAGTACTTTAAATCACAAGTGGTGACTGAACCAGAATTGCTAGCCGTAGTGTTCAAGAGGGAGCAGGGCGCGGTCAATAAGACAATTTATTCAGTGGGAGGGTTGTCAGCGATGCTCAATAAACAACGCGACGATGTCGCAGGAAATAAAAGATATTATTTAAAGGATTTTGATTTGCGGGACGCCCGTGACTTTGAATACGTGCACTTGCATGAAACTCGAGATATTGAGTTTCCTACAAGTTCCGACTCTAAGGTGCTGTTTCCTACGGATGATATGCTGTATGGTTTCCAGCCAATACCAGCTTTCACCAAACCGGTAATAACTATATTAACCTATGAAGTAGGAGATGATGATGATGATGCAGATACCGGCGACGAAATCCCGTCGGATTCAGAAGGAGATTCGGACGATTCGGACGATGGCGAGGATTATGAAAATCCAAATTCGGACGATTCGGACGATGGCGAGGATTATGAAAATCCAAATTCGGTCTGAGTCTGGAGGAGCCCCCGCGCCGGGCTTTCGCGCTCGAGGCGCCGGACGGTCTAAGTATTCAACCAACCATTTAAAAATATACCTTTATAATCATTTATACTATGGTTTTACTTAATTTAGTAGTTTCAATTAATCAGAATAATTTAATTGGAATTGATAATGATCTCTTAATTAAATCTAGAGAAGACTTGAAAAAATTTTATAAAATTACAACTCAACATTATCCCGAAGGTAAAAAGAATATTGTTATTATGGGCTATAATACATGGATATCTTTACCTGAATCTAAGAGACCCCTTAAAAACAGAATGAATATTGTACTGACTCAGAATAGAAGAGATCTTATAGAAGAAACTGAAAATTTAAAAGTCCTCGATTCTCTTTTTAATGCCATAGATTGGTGTAATACGAATGAAAGTGGGAGAGTATTCATTATTGGAGGTGAAAGTATTTATGAACAATGCTATTTACAACATCAGAATAAGATTAATATGATTTATCTTACTAAATTTATTGAAGATACTAAATCTTCTGTAGGCAAGACTTTTCCAAGAGAAATTATAGATAAAATGACACTTTTAAAAGAAACTTCGAAGAATGAAGATTGTGAAGTCTTGATTGAGGGTAAATATATTAAAAAAGAATTAAAAACAATTTATAAAACTTTTCAGAATAATTTTATGATTAATATTGAAGAAAATAATTATATGAATCTTTTAAAAAGAATTATTAATGAGGGAAATTTAACTCAGACAAGAAACTCTTTTACATTAAATACATTCGGTGAAAGAATGATTTTTGATATGAACAATGGATTTCCTCTTCTAACAACGAAAAAAATGGGATATAAAACAATTTTAAGAGAATTATTATGGTTTATTAGAGGATCAACTTCTAATCAAGAACTTCTGGATAAAAATGTCCATATATGGTCACAGAATTCATCCAGAGATTTTTTAAATTCAAGGGGATTAGATTATGAAGAAGGAGATTTAGGACCTGTGTATGGATTTCAATGGCGTCATTCGGGGGCAGAATATGTAGATTGTCATACAGATTATACCGGTTTAGGCGTTGATCAGTTAAAAAATGTAATTCATCTCATTAAAACTGAACCTCATTCTAGAAGAATTATTATGAATGCATGGAATCCATCGGATTTAAATAAAATGGCTTTACCACCTTGTCATGTTATGTGTCAATTCTATGTAAATAGCGAAGATAAAACACTCGATTGTCAGCTCTATCAGAGATCGGGGGATATGTTTTTAGGGGTTCCTTTTAATATAGCTTCCTATTCTTTCTTGCTTCATATTATAGCGAATATTACTGGATACAATCCGGGTAGATTAATTCATATATTAGGAGATACTCATATTTATAATGAACATATAGATGCTGTAAATGAACAATTAGAAAGATTACCAGGGAAATTTCCAGAATTAATCGTTAAAGAAAAAATTACAGATATTGATTCTATCGATGAATCAATATTTGAATTACAGAATTATAAAAGTTATGATAAAATTACAGCACCTATGATAGCTTAGAATAAATAAAATATTATAAAGATTATTTCAAGCATTCAACCGCCAATCTATCAGCATTAGCGTTCCCTATTGAATGTTCGTCTTGTAAACCCGTATGTGCTCTAATATGTTGAAATTTAATATTCATTTTGTTATAAAGAGGTTCTATTTCACTTAGAATATCTGTATTTTTTTTCTTTTCTATATCACCACTTTTAATCCAATTAGGATACCATAGGGTTATTGCTTTAATAGAATAATCTGAATCTGTAAAGACAATAATTTTTTCTTTTATATTCTTTTTTTCACAGAGTTCTAATGCTTCTTTAATTGCGGTTAATTCTGCTTTATTATTCGTAGGTTTATCTACATGTAATCTTGAAGAGATATCTTCCAATTTAATCTTATTATTGGGACTAAAATGAACACCAATACCCGCTTTAGCGAATTTAGATCCATTGTGTGAACACGCTCCATCTGTATAAATTACGAACGCATCATTCGTTTTAATTGGTACAAGGTTCTCATTTAGTAAATGAGTTGTCTGATTATGAAGATCTTTAAATTTAATTGTGAACCAAGGTTGAGTATTCAACCATTCTAAATATTTTTTATCTTTTTTAATGATTTCATTGATATTATGGTTGCGATATTTTCCGAAGTGTAGCATAATTAATTATTTAATTATTTAATTAAAATTAAAATCAAATTTAATGTTTTATATAATCCATATTATAAATTAATCCAAGAATTATTAGTCCCCCTATACATATTTTTTTTAAATCATTTTCAGAATATCTCTTGGTATAAAGTTCGAATAATTTAAATACGAAAACCCATATTATCAAATAAACTAAAAATGAAACCCAATGTCTTAAATCTTTCATTATAATTTATTAATTATAATAATTTCATTATTTCTTTTTCTAATATATCCAAGGGAACCGGTCCTATATCCATTATTAATTTATGAAAACTTTTATAATCTTCTTTATAACTCTTAAAATATTTATTTCTTAATTCTAATAGTTTTAATTCACCGATTTTATAGCATAATGCCTGACCTGGATCGCAGATATATCTGTAAATTTCATTTTTAATTTCTGTATCTTCATTCGGCAAAAGTTTTTTCATATAATTGAAACATTTATCATATGACCATCCATAGTAATGTATCCCTGTATCAACGACTAAACGTATAGATCTATGTAAATTATAAATTATCTGCCAATATAATTCATAGTTATTTTTAGGTTTCAATAATCCCTCGCAATATAATCCCCATCCTTCCGAATAAGCTGTATAAGGAGTAATCCTAATATATAGGGGATACTTTTCTCTGTGTTTTAAATTTTCATAATGGTGTCCAGGTATTCCTTCATGAGCACTTAAAACGGGTAATTCATATTTATTAACTACCTCGGTCTTATGTGTATTAATAAAAAATGTCCCTTTTCTTTCGTTATTAAAATCGGGTAAAAGATAATATGCTCCCATGTGTTTATTTTCCCTTGGAACTGATTTTATTTTATAAAGATCTTTTTTAGATATTTTATCATCGAAGTATTTCTGGAAGACTTCTTTTAACAATCTATCTCTTATTTTATGTAATTCATCGAGGACTTCTTTTTTATCTTTCATTTTATTGTTATGTTTTTTCATATGAAACATAAAATAAGAAAGATCTCCCTTAATTTTCATCTTTTTCTGGAGATCTCTTAACCTTTTTTTATTCTTTTTAATTTCTTGTAAACCAATTTTATGAACTCTTTCACAAGAATAATCTTCTGTTAAATACGATTTCAATATATTTTCATAAAGTCTTTTACCACTCTTTAAATTGCATAATCCTATTGTATCTCTACAATTATCAATATATTCTTCTATTAAGAAAGAATATATACTTTTAATTGAATGAATTAAATAATTATTAATAGTTGTTAAGAATTCTTTTTCAATATTCGTTGGTATTTTCTGGTAATGATTATATTTATTTTCGTATGTATTGTTTTTTAGAAGATCTTCTAACTGTTCAATTATTCCTCTAACAATTATTTTAGGAATTGTCATTTTTTCTTTTAATCCTTTCTTCATATTAAGGATCATTCCATTAGTGATTTTTTTTAATACTTTTAATCTGGATATATAGTCTTTATAGCTTCGTGTATCAGAAAAAGTATATTGTGAATCTTTTGAATTAATATCTGTTAAAAAATTAGAGAAATAATTGTCTAAATAAGACAGAGGAAAATATTCATGAGGGAAATCAACTTCTCTGAAATATTCATTTAAATCACTATAAAATAATTCATCATAAAAAGTTTTATCTTTTTTCTTTTCTAAGAGTTTTAAATATTTTTCATTTAGTTTTTTCTCTCTTTTATCGTATTCTTTACTTGTAAAAAGAGGATATTTAGATCTTAAATGATTGTATTTATCAAGTTTCATAAAATCATTTAAGAGTGGATTTAAAAGAATGTATTCATGAACATACTTATCACAAAGTTCCATAGTTAATTTAGTATAGATTTAAAATAAATAATATTAAATATCATTAACATCTACGAAGAAATCTTCTTCATCAGACGAAGAATCTTTCTCTTTATCTTTCTCTTTATCTTTTTCTTTCTTGACCCCTTCTCCTTCTTCATCTGACGGATTCTCATATGAAAATAAATTTTCCGAATCATCTAAAAATGGATTATCTTCCTCTAACTTAATATTATCGGGGAATTCACCCTGTGATTTTAATTTATGAACCTCATCTTCTTCATATTTATGAATAATACTACATTTATTATCTTGAAAATCCCATAGCGCAACTAATACAATATCATTAATTGCTAAACGAACTCTTCTTTTAATATTTCCGGCACAGATACCTAATCTATCATTGCCGTCGAAACAGAATAAATTATAACGACCCGATCCATTTACCTTCATAACCTTGGCATATTCTTGATCTTCCTTCGGATCTTTGTAAATTAATTTTTTTTCTTGAAATGATTCTTTCTTTCCTTTCTTGTGTTTTTTTCCCCCCTTCTGGTTTCCTTTCGGCATTATCTATAAGACTATATTATGTTATTGGTGTAGTTTTAAATAA